GTGGGGTGGCCTTTTGTTCAATCTGACAACTATAAGCGGTTTGTAAAGTCGCGTGTTGGCAGCTCCGGCGCGCCGGTGACTATTGACCCGGTAAAGGTGGGCTCGATTGAAGACTTCCTAGTGCAACGTAAGTCTTCAAACGTTCTCGCAACCCCGGTAGCCCGTCTTCAGCCGACACGGTACCCCACCGTTGATGTTATCGACCGCGCGCCGCTGACTCTATTGGATGTTATCTCGCACGGCAAGATGGCTACCCCCGCGTTTGAGTATGTGCAGATCACTGGTGCGTCGCGTAACGCTGCTATCGTGCCTGAAGCTACCACCACGAATAACCCGGCTAACCTGAAGCCTATCTCCGACTTCACCACGAACATGGCTGAGTGTAAAGCCGTGACCATGGCTGACGGCTTTGTCGCCTCTACACAGATGTTGGAAGACGCGGGCGCGTTCACATCCTGGATGCAGAACGAATTAGTCTACAACCTGAACGCCCTGATTGAGGATAACATTCTCAACGGCCCGGGCGGCTCTGGTAAGCTGACTGGTATTCTGGCCACCACTGGTATTCAGAACCTAACCTATAGTGCTACCGCTGGCACTGATGGGGCTATTGACCTTGTTAAGGCCGCACGCCAAGCAGTAACCAAGCTAGAGAACGTAGGGGCCACGCTCAAGTGTGTGCTGATCAACCCTGAAGACGATGAGCTGCTAGACCTGGCGCGAGATGCCGACAACCGATTCTACAGCGCAGGCCCGTTCGGGCGCGGCCCGAACACCCTCTGGGCTCTCCCGCGTATCAAGTCCGCTAAGGTGCCCCGTGGCGCTCAGATTATCGGCGACTTTGACACGGTACAGTTCTTGGAATACAAGGGCATTAACGTAAACGCATTTAGCCAACATGAAGACTTCGCCCGCCGTAACCTAGTGTATGTGCGCGCAGAGTGCCGTGCAGGTCTAGCCATTTACCGCCCCAACCGCCTCTGTGTGGTGAAGAAGAGCTGATGATTATCTTTAACGGTATCCGCTACCGGTTCGAGGATGCACTCGAACTAGGTTTGATTGGCCCCGACGGCGGGGCGCAGGTCGAGGGTGTCGCCTTTGACGGCCCCGCCCAAGCCCCTCGCCACCTGGCCATTGAAGACAGTGTCCCCACTGATGAGGCCCCCGCCGTTGATGATGAGGCCCCCAAGAAGGCTAGCCGGGGTAACCGCCCCCTAGCCAAGGCAGAATAGGAAAACCCTAGATGAGTTTGTCAGACCGGGCAGGCGTGGCTGTCCCCCTGCTTGTAACCCCCGAAGTTATTGCGGAAGCTAGCGGCGGCGCTGTACACGCAGCAGACCCGCGCCTGCCCGTTCTGATCGACGGCGCAACCAACGCGCTTAGGGCTTGGCTGGGTTGGCATGTTGCCCCCGTTGTCACTGAGGTTATGACCCTGGATGGCAACGGGCATACAACCCTACAACTGCCGTCAACCCATGTTCTGTCCGTAGACGCGCTAGCTATCAACGGCCAAACGATTCAACCGCACCTTTACGGTTGGTCACAGGCTGGAATGATCGAGCTATACAGCGGGTCGTTCCCTGAGCGTTTCCGCTCTGTTCGGGTGATGGTTAAACATGGCTACCCCTCCCTACCGGCGTTCGCATCAATCGTAACTAACACCGTGCTAGGCGCTATGTCTAGCCCTATGGGTGCAACCCGTGAACAAGCTGGCGAGTTGTCTATCGCTTGGGAACGCAACGGGTTACAGCTAACCAGTAAGGATAAGGAAACCCTGGCCCCCTACAAGATTCAGTCTTGGACGTGACCAATGCTTATCCCTTTCGCATATAGCCGCGCGAACCGGCAAAAGGTACAGATTCTAAAACCAAAGACTGTTTGGCAATCTGGCCAAATGGTGGACACGCGAGAATCTGAGGTTCTTTGCGAATCTGTTTGCCTATGGTCACAGACTGAAGCATCTTTGAGCGCTGGCGGTAAACAGATTACGCAGGGCACTAGGAAACTCTATTTGCCCCCCGATGTGTTAACCGACTGGGAAGTTACCGACGGCCACATTAAAGGTATCGAAAAGTCGCGGTTGCGTGTCCGGTTCCCTGATGGTGGGCGCGACTGGGAAATTATCGACGAAGTGCGGCACGTGCGCTCATTGTCGGGTGGCCTTGACCACCAGTTCATGACATGCCGACGGCTGGAAGGCGGCGACTAAATGCCCTGGAAAACCAAAACTATTTTGAATTGGGAAGGCGCAAAGGCAACAATGCACCACCCACTAATCATTTCAGACATTAACCGGCGGGCATGGCAAATCGCCCACGCCGCCGGCCCCGGCTACACAGTCAAGCAACGCCACAAGCGCGTTGTGCGTTACGGTGCGGAAGTGCGCGCGGATTCTTACGACGCTAAACGCCGTGAACAAGACGGCGAAGGCACGCTGATTGGGGCAATCAATGCCGGTAGAGTCTGACCTAGTCACCGAAAACGGGTTTGACGGATTTACGGAAGCTTTAGCCGAGTTCCTGAACGCCAAGCTTGACTTTCCCACCTATGGGCAAATTCCCAACCCGCGCCCACCCGCCTTTTTGGTTATCACCCGTAACGGTGGTTGGCTAAGCAAGGTGACCGACACGGTCTATATGCAGTGCGAGGTTTGGGCGGATACCAAGGGCAAGGGTTTAGGTATGGTGCAGCAGATTAGGGAACTGCTTATCCGGCAACCGCTATCCCATATCGGCCCGTACCGCGTCTTTCACCGGTACGAAGTGTCTAGCGCAACCTACCTACCCCTAGTTAGCTCCGATGATATCCGATGGCAGTTTGAGCTTGGTTTCAAACACCAAATCAGAAAAGAAAAGGTCTAATGGAATACCCCATGATTGGAACAGCCCCCGGCACGGCCAATGGCAGACCGTTCGGTGTTGGCGACAAGATTCTAGTTGCAGAGCCGGGCGAACGCGCGCGGTTGCTACATTACGGGGAAGCTATCGACGATGAGGCAACCCCTACCCCCACGGAAAACAAGGCTTTTACGCCCGAGACTAAGGACTGATCAATGACCTACGCGAAGCTTAACCTTGACGCTATCCGTCAGTTTGGTTCCGTTGATGACTCTATCTCTATGGCGCCGGTCGGAACCGCTATGCCTACTGCTTTGCTGGCGGCTGACGCGGCCCTGCCCTCCCCCTGGGTTGAGGTGGGCTGGAACTCTGAGGATGGCTACACCTTTAGCCCGAACGACTCTACGGACAAGCGTAAGGGTCACCAGGGCCACGAAATCTACAAAACGATTATGACCGAGTCCAACACGGAATTTTCGTTTGTGGCCTTAGAAACCTCCCTCACGACTTTCTCTATCCAGTGGGATATTAAGAAGAGTGAGGATTTGGCGGCGGGCGGTGGACCCGGTAAGCCCGCAACGCAGCTAACCCTTTCCTCCGCGCGCTCTATCAAGTCTGTTGCCTTGGCTGTGCGCACTTGGTCTGAGGGTTACCAATATATGTATTTGATTCCCCGGTTTGAGATTGGGGAGCGCAGCGAGTATAAGCTGTCCGCTACCGAGGATACCGCATTTAACGTTAAGGGAACCATTATCGGTAACGTGACGCTTATCACGGACGATCCGGCCATTAAGAATGGACTGAAGCTGTAACCGCGTGCTATCCTTGAGTTGTTGAGCCGATGGTTTGACATTTCCTTTCTGTGTGTTGTTCGGGAAACGCCGCCCATGCCTAGCGTGTGGGTGGCGTTTCTTGTATAATAGGGTCAAGAATTAACAGTTACCCCAATGGAGGTGGACATAATGTCTGAAACCACTGTCACCATGACTACCGCTGAGATGGCTAACCAGTTGCACGCTAAGGTTCCCGAGGATCACAAGCCCCGCAAGGTAGATGATAAGGAAGCTATGGCCTTAGCTAACGAAGCACTTAGCGGCGTCATTACCGTAACTGTGAACGGTGTGACCTGGGATGTTGACAAGGCCGCATTTAACGACTTCCGCCTAATGTACGCGGCAAGCAAGGGCGACATTATGCCAATGTTCAATGCTCTAGTTCCTGACAGTGAAGCTGTTGAGAAGCTATTCAAGACTATTGCGCTACCTGATGGCCGCGTGCCAGTTGACCAAATGGCGGCGCTGCTTGAGAAAATCAGTGAGCGGGTAGGCATGGGAAAATAACAGCCCTGCCCGGGGTGGTGGCTGAATACACCCCCGAGCTTGAGGCAGACTTTCAACGCTTTTACGGCATTGACCTTGCGGACTTGTGGACCGGCAAAATGAGTCCCCGCCGGGCTTGGAACCTTGTTGAAAACCTCCCGGCGGGCGCGGCGCTCTGGCAAGCTATAGGTGGCCCGAACGCTTGGACCGGTGAAGAACATGCACTGCACACTTGGCTATGGAAGTTAACATGCGTAGTGTCGGGCGGCTTTGGGGCCGAACAACGTGACATGCCGGAACGACCTAAACCGCCCGAGATTGGGTGGCGAGAAAAGCTGCGCGCTAAGGCTTTGCTGGAAAAGGCGCGTATTGCTAGAATTAAGGCAAGGAACAAACGCCAAGCTAACGGTTTGGCACCGGCTTAGTTTCCCCGTATTGAGCAATGAGCGCTCTTGTATTGGCCCCGCCTGAACTGGTTGAATATCCCGGATCAAATATTTTTAACCGCCGGTTGTTTTATTCATAATGTTCAGAGTGGGGCCAAGTTTTAAACGTTAGGCAGGTAGCATGGCGAAGACACAATATATTGAGTTAGCCAACACTTATGTGTCAATTGTCCCGACTGTCAAGGGCGCGGCTGAAGCCCTAGACAAGGCGTTCGGCGGCGAAAAGCAGAAGTGGGAAAAAGCGTCCGCGCGTCTGGGAAACCGGATGGTAGAAGCTATCATGAAGCTTTGGAAAGACGCTAGCAAAAAATACAACATGGCTAGCGACTTTGTCACTAAGCTAAGGGCAGACATTCAAAAAGCCTCCCCGGAACTTAAGGCCGAGTATAAGAAAATGGGTGAGAACATCACCCGCATCACTTCAAATTGGAGTGAGCTTAACCGCAACATTATTAAATCTTCCTTTGGGCGCATAAAAGAAGATTTGAACATTGGCGGTATCCGCGCTAGTGTCTCTAAGGAAATGGCGGGAATTAGCGCCGCGTTCGCAGGGGTGGGCGTGGGCGCTGTTGAAACTGGTAAGCGGCTAAAACAAGCTTTTAACGACTCTAAGCTTGGTAAAGCCCTTGCACCTGAGTTTGAAAAGATTCAAGCTAAAGCCAATAGCGCTTTTGACGCCGTGATAGTGAAGTCGGTCAAGGCGGCGGCAACTATAGATCTTTTGACGATCCCATTTCGCCGTATGGCGGCGGCGGCTGAAACGGCAAAAACCAAACTCACATATGCGTTCTATGGTTTAAGTGACCAGATCAAAAAAGCTATCGAACCGATCAAAGCTAAATTTAGCGAGGTGTTCGACAAGGTCAAAGAATCTGCCTCAAAGCTCGCTGACGGCGTTAAGGAGCGTTTCGGCAAGATTCATGAGGCCGTCGCTAACATTGTCGGCAAGATCACCACCCCTTTCTCTAAAGCATTTGGGGCTATCTCTGAAGTGTTTAAGCCGCTTACTTCCTCTCTGGGCAACCTGGCCTCAACGATTGGTAAGGGCGTTAGTGGTGCTGTCGGCTACGTGGGCGGCGCTATCAAAACGCTTGCGACTGAACACGCCCAAACGCTGTATGGGCTTGTCAGCAACACCACAGGAACTATTGGGAAACTTAAGGGCGCTGTCAAGCAGGGCGCGCAGGGCATGTTCAACGTGTTGCCCGAAGAAACGCGCAAGTCTATTAGTGGGATGGTTGAAAAGTTTAAAGCTTTCAACCCCTCTTCACACTTGCTGGCCCCTTTAAAGGCTATGGGGAACACGGTTGGGTTCTTTGCTGGCCAAGCCGGAAAAGCTTTGGAAGCCTCATTTAACACGGCGGTTAATGGGTGTCTTGCGGCTATTGGCGCGCTTACGGCGGCTATCGCCTCACAACTTGGCGGGGCTATTGAGCGTGTAGACACGGCCCATAACTTCCCGCGCATCATGCAGAACATGCGCGTCTCTACTGACGATGCGTCAGCCGCCTTAGCCAAGATGGACAAGGCCATTACCGGCTTGCCCACCAAGCTTAATGACATGACCGATATGTCTGTTGCGTTGAAGTCGGCCATGCCAGACAAAGAAATGTCCTATGTTTCTGACGTGGCTATCTCCCTTAACAACGCTCTGCTTGCTGGCGGTAAGGGTGCTGCTGAAGCTAACCGCGCGTTCGTGCAGTACACGCAACAGTTAGCTAAGGGCAAGGTGGACATGCAGTCCTACCGCGCCCTAATGGAAGTCATGCCCGCGCAGCTAAACCAAATCGCAGAAGCACTGCTAGGTGCTGGGCACAATTCGCAAGAACTGTATACGGCCATGAAAGATGGCACGGTTTCGTTTGACGATTTTAACGCCGCACTAATCAAACTCAATAGCCAAGGCGTTAACGGGTTTGCGTCATTCACAGATCAGGCCAAGTCAGCCACACGCGGCATTGAAACCGCGTGGGGTAACGTAAAGAACCAGATTCAACGCGGTTTGGCTAAGATTATTGACGCTATCGGCTATGAGCGCATCCTTGGCGTAATCATGAAAGTGCAGGAATACACCAAGGCGTTCTTTAACGAAATTGTCAAGTTTATTAACGTAGCCAACAAGGACGGCGGTAAGGCGTTCTCTGGTTTCGCTGACGCTATCCCTTTCATTGGCGCGGCTCTGGGCTTTATCCTCCCTAACCTGCCTATCATTGGCGGCATGTTCACGGGCTTAACAGCTGGGGTTGGCGCGTTCATTGGCGTTGTTGTTTTGGCGTGGGTGAAGTCTAAAGAGTTCAGGGACTCTGTGGCGAACCTGGGCGGCGAAATCTCTAAACTAGGTCAAGCTTTAGACCCAACCATTACGCAGCTACAAAAGTTTGTGGACGCTTTCGGCGCCGCCACAGGGCACTTGCTGGGCGGTATAGTTGACAAGCTGATTACGCCGCTTGTTTCAGGGGCCGCTAAGATTGAGGGGCCTTTAACGAACATTGTTTCAATGGTCACCGCCTACATACTTCCAGTTCTATCAGACTTGGGAGATATGCTAATCGACGTTGTCGCAATGGTGGAACAGTTCGCAGGCGGGTTACTTGGCGCATTAATAGAAAAGCTAGCCTCTGCTTTCTCGCGCATGTTACCGCCCATTAAGGCGGTAGTGGATGCTTTCAAAAAACTTTGGGACTTCCTAATGCCTGTGCTGGTACCCGCCTTTAGGATTGTGGGCGCCGTAATTGGCTGGATCATTGGCCTTGTGCTGGATATGAGCGCCTCCCTTATTGGCGGGGTGGTTAAACGTATCGCGGGAGCTTTTGAATCTCTGGGTCCGTCCATTGATAAAGCCGCACCGAAAATGCAGGCGTTCGCCGACAAAATGGTTAAAGGCTTTAACGACATTAAAAATTGGGTAGACAAAGCTTGGGAGAAAATCGCACCATTTTTCGAATGGTTAGGGTCTCTAACGGCGGGTGCTGGCGTAGCTGTTATAAAGTTAATTGTTGACGCCCTAGTAGGTCTTTACAATGGCGGCAAGAAACTTGTTGATGAGTTAATGCCTTACCTCAAACCCTTGTTTGATCAACTTGTTTCTTGGTTCAACACTCTTAAGCAAGTTTTTGTTGACTATGTTGTGCCTGCCCTAAAGGACGGCTGGGATGCACTCAAGGTGGCGTTCCAGGTTGGCGGTAACATTATCGGCGCAGTGTTTAATGCTGTTGGGGCCGTCCTTAAATGGGTGTGGGACTGGATCATTGGCCCCGTGTTTGAGCTGATCAAGGTTGGTATCAAAGTTCTACTTTGGGTTATCAACCTGAACATTGAGCTTATTAAGGCGGCGTTTAGGGGCATGGCCTCAGTAGCTCAATGGGTGTGGGACCACGGTTTGAAGCAAACCTGGGACGCTATCAAGTCTGGCGCTGACGCTGTTGGTAAATGGTACCGTGACAACCTAGCCCCGATCTTCACCACGTTCTGGAATGGGATAAAGTCTGGCTTTAAGACAATGGGCGACGTTGTTAGCACGGCTTGGAATGGTATTAAGGACGCTGCTAAAACGCCCGTCCGATTTGTCATTGATACTGTATACAACAAAGGCCTTAAGACCTGGTTTAACACGGCGGCTAGCACTATCGGTATTAAAACCCGCCTACCTGACATTAAGGCTGGGTTTGCGTCCGGTGGTGTTCTGCCCGGCTACACTCCGGGCAGGGATGTTCACAAATTCTATTCCCCCACCGGTGGGGCTTTGGAGCTTAGCGGCGGTGAGGCAATTATGAGGCCCGAGTGGGTTAAAGCCGTGGGCGGCCCTGAAGCTGTACACCGCATGAACCGTTTGGCTATCCAAAGCGGCGGCCACGCTTTCAGCTATGGTGGCGACGCTGGACAAACCGCTTTCGCCGACGGCGGCATTTTAGGCGACGCTTGGGGCTGGATCACAGACAAGACCGGCAAGGCTTGGAACTGGACCAAAGACAAGGCGAAGTCAATCGGCCATGCCTTTATGCACCCACTCGAAACCATTGAGAAACTAGTGCTCGCCCCCACCCGTAAACTGTTGGGCAAGGTAACCTCCGGCGCGGTTGGCGACATGGTTAAGGCCATGCCGCCCATGTGGTTTGACCGCCTAAAGGCAATCTTTAAGGGTGAAACTGAAAAGATTGGCGGCGGCGACCTTGTCAACACGGCGCGCAAAGCTATCGGCACCCCATATGTGTGGGGTGGCGTGAACGTGCCCGGCGGTGTTGACTGTTCAGGTTTGATTGTGTGGGCTTTACGTCAAATGGGTAAGAATGTCCCCCGCCACACGGCGTCGTCTTTCCAAGCTAATTCTTCCCCGATTGGCTCCCCCGCCCCGGGTGACCTTGCGTTCTGGGGTGGCGCGCCCGGCATTGGCGGCGCGCACCACGTCGCGGTTGTGTCTGGCCCTGGCCGTATCATTGAGGCCCCCACCTTTGGTATTCCCGTACGTGAAACCAGTGTTTACGGTGCGGTAAACTATGGTCACTTCAAATACGATCAAGGCGGCTGGTTGCGCCCCGGCGTTACGACTGTAGTCAACAAGACTGGGAAGCCTGAGCCGGTGTTCACGTCCAACCAGTGGCAGACACTCAAAAACAAGGGTGTTGATAGGGCGTCACTGGTTGAGGCCCTTAACGGCTTGTCGGTGACTCTCAACGTGGGCGGTAAGGACATGGACGCCTACCTAGATGTTAGGGAAGCCCCCACTAATGCCGCCGTATCAAAACGCAAGATTAATGAAATTTTAGGTGTGAGATAGAACATGGCTAAATGGAGCCCGTCTAGCGGGTATTTGTTTGTCGGCGTGAACGTGTCACAGTCCCCGGCGACAGTGACCGCAAACACCAAGACAGTTACGCTCACCGCCCGCTACTTTGTTTCGAGTGACGGGTACGGACATAACTTTAGTTCCACGCTACACGCCACCGGCGCCATTGTGGCCGATATCCCGCTTAGGTTTTCTAG